GATTGAACGGGCAACCGCCATGGCAAGGTCAGATTGGAGGTCGTCCAGTTTTTTGGTCTTCAATATTTTCTTGTAGGCCTTTTCGACACCCGCGTGAACATGGTCCATAAGCGGGAGAGTTTCGACAATCTTTGCCTGACTGAGCGAAATGCTCGCTTTCGAGGTGCCAATGGGGCTGACCTTCTTGGTGGTTTGCGGCGATTTTGTGCCACCGGGCCGACCCGTTTCTCCCTCTTTGGGACCGCCGACCAATGGCATATAAAATCCTCGGTCTCTCGCCTTCTTGTATTCGGCCTGCTTTTCTTCGGACTCGTCGGTGGTGGGCAGGTTGCCAGTTTTGAGCGCGTCGTTTAGTTCGCTAGGAGTGAGGAGACCCAACTGCGCCATCTGCGCATAGATGCGGCTCATGATGGTTTGGTCTTCGGTGTTGATGTCTTCAAACTCAACCAGCGGGATATGGCGGAACCCCATCGCCTCACAAATCTTTTTGATTTCGGGTCGCAGGAAGTTATCAAGGAATGCGCGCCGACCCTCATTGAGGGATTGCGCGAACATTTTCATCTTGACCGAAGCGTTAGCGAATTTCTCGTTGCCAAAGGCTGTGAATTGGAGGCCGTCACGAATATAGCCGTTTACGACCTCGTATTTTGCGGGACCGAGCAACTCCTTGAGATCAGGAATCTTCCATTCCGCCTTCGTGGTCCAATCAGAGACCAGCACTCGACCAATCGCGTTGTTCTGGAAGATGTTTTGCAGGCGCTGGAGGGTTTCTTTGCCCATGGGCGGGTTTTTATCATCGGCGGGAGCACCAGCGGTGACGAGCAAGAGGGCCTGTTCCACCGTGCGGGCCAACGACATGTCCATCCGCTTCAACTCCAACATCCACTCAATGTCATTCAGCACGGGCCAAACCATGGGAACGGCCAATTGCTCGTAGTCCTGTTTCCCGTTGAACACATAGTAGAGGCGTTTCGTATCGAGGGGGGCCCAGATAAAGGGGTAGGAACCGTAGTTTTTGATCTGATCTTGGATGTATTTCGGGAAGGACTTGAGAACTTGTTTGTCTTCTGGAGTCTGCGGGTCTCTCAAGCGTTGAATCTCATAAACAGACAACATCTTGGAGAAATTATACGCGTAGGTTGGACCCATTTGCAGGGAAACTTGCGCCGGATTCAAAATGATATACCGAATGGGGATTTGAGGACTCTTCGCGGCGAACGCGGTTTCGAGGGTCTTGAATTTGTCGGGGGCGATTTCACCGTTGAATTTGTAGATGAAGGTATTGCTCGATCTATAATACTCCAAAAAAAATTGCGACATGAAATTCGGCAACTGAATAGCTTCAAACCACTTACGGAAGAAGGCTTTTACCGTTTTATTGGGACACTTGATTCGGAGGGGGGAAATCGAGTAGTCACGGTAAAGATTGATGGTGTTTCTTATCGCACTTATGTTCCAATATGCCAGCATTACAATATCGATCACCGGTCCCATGGAGAAATTACCGTCGCGATTGGCAAAGGGGACGACTCCACTACGAATGTTGTGATAGGCGTTATTGTCGATGATGGTATTGGACCAATTATTCCTGTTTACATCCCCCACGTTTCCGCCGCCGCAAGCCGCTATGGCCGTGAAGTGGGTTCCGAGAGAAGAGGGTTCAACACTCGTGGCCGACTGCGCCGTGATTTTGTTGAAGGTGTCAGTATCGGTGACTTGAAGACCACGAGATGGGGTCACGGCAGCCTCAGATTGCTTCAATCCATTCCAGTATTCAGTCTTGTGCTTGACATACGCCCGTTTCTTCATGCGATGTAATACACCCAAAATGACCCTCTTTACCAATCTACTTTAATCTACTTTGTAGACTTTTCTCACTTGATCCACCCATACTGGTTTGCCCCTCCAAGTAGGACCGGCACAAACCCGGTATCCCCATCGACGGGAGGTAAATTCATGGCATTCGTGTAGATGTAGAGACACCAATTGGCCAAAAGAAGGGCGGAGTAGGAGTCCTTTCTTACCCTATTCTTCGACTTGGTATTCCGTTTCATATGTCCCGGGATATCCCAAGAAACATGTCCCAAGTTGTTGGGTTTCATCTCGATAAGAGCACACTCCTTCTTGACCAAATCTATCAAGGAGTCTTGATGGCCAATAAAGTCATCTTTAGGACCCGCCTCCCCCGGGATGGCCGAAAATCCAGAATGCACTCTCAGGATACGAGCCACTTCTGGAGACCCATTCTCCAATAATGCGCTCATGGCATCATGGTTGGCCATAGCCTTCCCCGCGAAAACGATATCCCGTCGATCAAAACAGACCTGCAAATGCTCGTTTGACGCGCGTTGGAATGCCGAGTGGAAGGATTGAGGTTGGACAATACGTTTGATATGCCGGTTATACGACTGTTGGACCTGTTTGATGACTTCGGAATGGTCTTGCTTACCGAAATCGGCCTCCAAATATTGTAGAGAGAATTTGTTGTCGCGAAAGATTTCGGACTCGTTGCAGATATTGACGAAACCGAGATTCTCGCCCTGCGTGCTATCAAATCCGATATAAACGATATTGAACGCTGTCAGGATATAGTAGAGATACTCGATATGCTCTCTTAGCGGAACGCCTACCTGAGCGTATTGGTGAACGACCATGCCGATTTTGCGAATCTCTCCGTCCGACATCTTTTTGTTCACGATTTTGAGGACACACATGGCGAAATGATCCGCCACCTCGGAGTCGGATGTATTTTGGTCTATCCCCAAAATATATTCCGCCTCTTTCTCCCCATGGATTTCAATACAGGGGGATTGGCCATCAGGAATTGTGCATGCGGCCATTTTGGCGGCCCGGAAGTAGCCCTCCGAGTCGTTTATGAAGATAGATTTGAATTCTCGGTTGACCGTGCTCTCCGGCAACATACCTCCCTCGATTTCTTCGCGGGCGGACGCTTCCAGTCTATCTAACGGAATAGATTCATAGGATATTTGATGGACCAAATAGGACGAAGCAATATCATCTCCTTCGATTACCTCGGCTTGCGCATCCTTACTTTCTAATATCCTCTTGCGTTCCGCTTCATTCAGCTGCGAAAGAGCCTTTTCGTCTTCCTTGTAAATCACATCCAAATATTTCTTGTAGAGGGCGTAGAGGTCTTGCCACGCATACGAGGCGGAAGATAACACAATCATCTTGATATCGGAGGCAAACTTGGTGCGGTCCTCTTCTTTCATCGCCCCCACAGAGATTTTCAAATCCTCTCTCTCTCGAATGGTTTGGCGACGGGTCAATTCGTTTTCTGGAACAGCAATCAAAAACGGTTTTAGGACCGAATCAATGGTGGTCTGCGGAACAAGAAGTCCTTCGTCGATCCCTAGGACCGAGCAGCGATAACCGCGTAATTTTTCAGCGTCCCCCAATGGGAGTGCAATGATGGATGCGCCATTCTTGAAGTTGATCTCGTATAGATCGGGTTTACGAGTGGCCAATTCACCTTGTCGGGTTTGCTTGATGCACTGACGCAGGAGAAGTCCCCGCTTGGTCTTGGCCCACTTCTCAATGTTTTCAACCATCTTACGGCTCGACCGGAAAGTGGGAGCAATCATCACGATGCGCCGCCCGGGATTGAAAATACAGTAGAGGTAACAGAAGTGGCTAAAGAGCCAACTTTTCCCCGCTCCACGAGCCATGATGGTCAGAGAGTAGTTCTTGAATAACCATCCCTTGAGAAGCAAACGCTGGTCGGGGAAGAGTTTAAACCCGGTGAGCCAAAACACAGTTAATCCCACGTTATACATGAGGAACTTGCCCAAGGTGCGACGACACACATCGTCCTTTAGCTCCCCCTTCATCTTGGAGAACTCGTCATTCCAGTCGGGCTGGAGTTTGGTAGATTGTCGGCCCTCGATAATCATAGAAGCCCTCTCTCAACCGCATGCTGTAGGTCAATCCGTCTAACCTGCCCCCCCATCTCAAAGATTTTCATCGCCTTTTGCGCGGCATCTACCCGTCCGTCCGCGAAAACCGCTTGGAAAGAGAGCGGGTATTTGGTGAGTAAATCTCGAAGATTGTGGAAAACATGAGACTCGCTCACCTTCGTCCACTTCATCTGCGGGAGGTATGAGAAGGACAGAGCCTGAGTGAGTGAGGCCTCCACCAACATCACGATGTAATGACCCTGTTCGGCGGCGCGGGCCAACTCTCTATCCACTCTCTCGAACGACGAATCTTCTCCCTTTTTTTTCGTGACCTTGCGGCAATTCAATGAGCCCACGAAATCGCTCAATCCCTTCCTCTCGATTCTTATCCCTTTGTCATGGGGCGCGGCCAGAGCGTAATCCCCCGCATTTATGGTATCTCTTACCGTCTTAACGGGAAATTTCAGAGGAAGTTGTTCGCGGGTATCGCAGATGATACATTTGTCGTCCCAAAATCCCGCTTTAGCATCGTTTTGTTCTGTATATGAAACGTATCTGTCTTTGAATCCCAATTCGCGGGTGATGTTGTAATAGCCACCCACGGTATCAAAATAGACCATCGTGGGACAAGATAAAGATCTCAACTCCACTTGGCTGGGCGCATATACCAGCCCCTTTTCCTCTTTGCGTTTCTTCAACCATCCAATCGCCCATTCGCGGGCTTCCACGGGATTACTCTTGATGAACTTCTTGATGGCGTTTTTATCAACGAAGTCTTGCGAGAGGTATTGTTCTCTATCCTTGAATGGAATGGGTTGACCGGTGCCGAGACATTTGCGCGGGAAAAACTGGGTGTAATAATCGGCCTGTTTGATATGGAAATGGCGCAGATGAGCGTGCAAAGCCTTTAATGACTCATGCTCCGTTTGGTCAGCCAAACACACTATCATGTTAAAAGCCCCCTTCGGCCTCTGCGCGAGTCATACCTGCGATCAAAGCGAAGGAGTGGTCAAGACTCTTGATCTTATTGAACTCCTCCGTGTCCTCCATATGCTCTTTCTTGGCTAATTCAATCAACTCCAATCTCTTTTCTTCCTCCCTCCATGCCTCAATCAGGTTTCCCAAATAGTCGTCTTTGACCCCCTTCTCTTTTAATCGAGCGGAACGAGAGCCCGACACGCTTGTAATCAGCTTGTGAGTGTGTGACTTCAGTTCCTTGCGTTCTGACTGCAACGCCTTGATTGACTCCACCAGAGACATCGACAATTTGGCTTTATTTCCTGTCTCGTCGTT